GTGGCTTTTCGCTTAATCGGTATTTTGACCCATAGCGGTCTCGCCAAACCCCATCTTTATGTAATCGAATGCGAAGTGTGCGAAGGTTGTCATCGTTAGTAATTATCCATCGCTGTTCCGCGCTGTTTGCGCAGTGTCCAGCAAAGCCGCCCTGTTCCCATTTTGGGGTCCATGTAGGGTCTTGTTCAGCGTTCATTTCCCGTATTTCTAAGGTTTTCTCGCTTATCTTTTTGACAACCTCATATGGATGAATGTCGCTATATCCGTGATAATTTGCGTATTGCATTTTTACTATCCTCATTCGTAGAAGGCGAGGTCAAAGCCCCAATATGTTTCGCAGTGACCCCAAGGCCCATTTGCGAAAACTGCGATTGCCCAATCATGTGGACCGCTTTCCCAGCAAACGTGCCAAGCCTTCCCAACATATCCATGCTGTTGACTTTCTTCTGGTGATTTAATCCAGACCTCATAATGAGGGTTCATGCCAGAGGCTCTACAAGCTTCGCAGAGTGCCTTATAAAGTGCTTTGGCTGCTGATGCCTTGGTTTTGTATTTTGATGGCTCCCAGCGCAGGTTTAGGCGCTCTCCGGCCCATGTTTCGATAAGCATTAGTCCCATTCCTTCCTGTCGATTTGATTGTCATAACCCTCGTAATAGTCAGCGATTTGCTCTGGGGTCATATCTTCCTCAAGAACTGGGTATCCCTTGTAAGTGCCTTGAGGCCAGTAATGTGGCTTTGCTGGACGCCAGTAATAAGCATCCGCTGATCCGCGATCCATTGGTGATCCGTGTTTGGGAAAGCTATTCATATTTGGTTCTCCTTATTGCCGATAAGAACACAATATTTTATTTTTGTGGATATGTCAACACCTTTTGTGAAATTATTTCACTTTTTTGTGCATCAATCCATATTCTGTATTACAAGCCGAATATGCGTTTCATTGTTTTTGTAATGAAATACCCTTCATGTTGCGGGTGTCGCGCCATAAATAAACGGGCGTACAGCGCAATAAAGTCATTGGAAACTTTATAAACTTCGTCATGCGTCATTGCAGTTTCCCATCTGACCCTGTTAGCGACCATCCAAGCGGAGCCGCGCTTAGGTCGACGCTGTATCATTTGTAAGCTGAACTGCTCAAAGAACTGAAAGGTCGCTGGATTGGTGCGCATGTGATATAAGAACTCAGTAGCAAGACATCCCTTTTCATTTGTCTTAACGCTATCAAGATAGTTAAAGAACTCATTCTCATTCATAGTCTGGTTTCCTTTTTTTGATTACATCCATATTGTGCATGTGCCGCGACCATAAAAGTATTCATCTGGCATATCTGCGACAGTGTAGACAACTCTGTATCTTTGACCGATGTTGTCTTTGATTTGATCTTCGCTGGTAAGCTGTTCTTCCTCTGGTCGATTGATTGTTACACCATCTCTCTTGATTGAGTTATTATGAGTAATTGTTATTTCGGACCCTTGCTCAAAATGCCAAATTGCCCACTCCTCATTGTAAGTCCAGAATACCCTTCTAGGCGTTGAAATCCTAAACTGTAGTTTAGCTGTCATCGTTACCCCCAAAGCATTGGTTCCACTCTTCTGGGATAATTCCCGACATCAAGAACTCGCGCTCATCATCGTTAAGCTGTGGCATTGCGTGCTGGATAAGTCTGCCGCTCTGCCAATCGTCAAGCTGCTCTTTGGTTATGGGCAGTTCCATTTCGTTAAGTTTTCCAGTTAACATACTGCGCTTTTGGATAAACATTCTGTGCCTCATTGTTTTGTCCCCCAAGCATCGTCCATAAGGATTTGTTTGACTTGTGCTTCGGTCAGATCAAAGTGCCTCGCAACCTGCTTTATGGTTACGTTCATATTGCTGTCAAAGAACCAGCAAATTTCTTTCCGCATCATAAGGTCAACTTCTGAAATCCAATCGCCCATTTTCAATACTCCCAAATTGGTGAGAACCCGATGTCATGATCAAGGTAAACAACTGCTGATCCCAAGAATTTCCAATCGCATGACTTTGCGATGTATTCGCCCCAAGTTTTAGCTTCGTCTAAAGTGCTGAAGATTTTTTCTGATGTAAGTCTGTTAGCAATCATGTCATTTTCTCCTTTTGCCTATTTAACGAATATCACAAGATTGTGGATAGGTCAACATCTTTTTTAAAATAATCATCGTTAATTTTACATAAAGTAACATCAGAAAAAATGGTAGCCCTTACGAGGGCTATCTACTATATCTAGTGCATGGCACTACAGATATGTGAATTTAAAGTATATGGCACACCAATAGGTAAAGGCAGACCGCGCTTTACTCGTAATGGTCATACTTACACGCCAACCAAAACCAAAGACTATGAAAAGCGGGTTGCTTCGGCTGCATGGGCAGAAATGAAACGACAGGGTATCCAGCCTACAGATAGGCGGGTCAATATGATAATTACAGCGTTCTTTGATATTCCTAAGTCATACTCAAAGGCTAAGACGATAGAATGCCAATGTGGAATAGTTATACCGCCACGCCCTGATATAGATAACATCGGTAAAATCATTGCGGATGCTTGCAACAAAATTGTTTATGTAGATGACGCTCAAATTTGGTTTTTGGCTATGTCAAAGCAATATTGTGATCAAGGACAGCAAGCTCATGTCCATGTTAAAGTTCAGTGGGATGATCCGAGTAAGAATAGTCGGGACCATATAGTTCTCGCCACAATTTAGGCTGTCTGTGTATAGCTACCTTTGAGCTATCCCAAAGACCTTGATGATGCCCTTCGCACAATGGAATAGCGTCTAAATCAGAACGCTTCCTTGTGCTATATCTATCGTGAATGGGATGGTGCGCTGTGGTCGCTGACATTTGAACCTCATTAAAAGTTTTACAAATAATGCAGCGTCTTGATCTTATTGATTGTAAAAAGCGTTCATTCTTCTGTTTTTTGGATTTGTCTTTCAGTCCTACGGGCGGCTTGTTCGCCAAGTTTGTCATGGAAATTAACCTCTCTTCGCAAAAGGTCCATCTGTTCTTTTATCTCCGAGTTCACCATAGTCCCCTGCGATGATTTCAGAAATTCGTCCTTGATTGACATTGTATTTCTCCGCTAATGCCCTTGTACTCATCCAAGGCTCTTGCAGATGCCATTGTAACACACTGTCTCTTATTTGTGGAGTTATGGGGTTCGCGGTCGCTGGTGCTTTTTGATTTTTGTGTTTTTTCCGCACCATATGACTAAGCGCGGATTGCACAGACGCCCTTATGAACATGGGGTCAGATGTGCCATCTTCCATTGCGTCCAGAAGTCGTTCTAATATTGCTCTAGCGCGTGGAATGTCGCTCATTGTAGAAACCTTTCTTTGATTAAGCCATTGTAATCGAAAACCATAAGGTCCTCTAACTCTGGGTGCATAATGATTATTATATTAGAGCCAAGTCCGTTACTTTCAGAGAAAATCGGGAAAGGACATAAGGTAATCGCTTCATTGTCAAACATATCAAAAAGTTTTGGCAATGCGGCGCACATTTGCTCAATCGAAACGCCTTCCCCTCTAAATACTTCATATGGCTCAGTTTTATCTGTCATTTAATAACTCCATTGGGTCAAAGCCTATTGCCTCTGACAGTTTCTGCATTACTGCCTCAAAGAATGTATTGAACTCTTGCTGGTCCATTTTGTCTAAAGCAATGCTGTCAGGGAAATAATAAACCCCGCCAAATTCGCTTGCTACAACCTGATAGTATCCACAGGCTATTTTAAGCTCTCTATGCAAATGCTCTGATGTAGGCCAGCGTCCAGTAGCCTTGACCACTTTCCCCAGAATTGACCAATACATTTTATGATGTTCGGGCGACCTGTCTCTTAAAGGCAATAAGGAGAATGCAGTGCCGCCCGAACACTGAGCCAACATTTCCGCATCATATGGAGTAGCTGGCTCAAGAACCCCGCTGGACATGCGTACTGTTATGCGGGGTTGTTCTTTCTTCATATCAGGACTTTTTCTTTTTAAAAAGGTATTGCGTCATCATAATCTGGGTCTGCTTTCTGTTGAGTTGGTGACATATTGACCTCATGCGATTTAGATCGTTGCCCCAGCGTTAAGCTGGACACTCTACATTGCAAATATTTATTGCCGTTATACTCTCGCCAACTTAAATCTCCGACAACGGTAAGTTGTTTGCCCTTCTCAATGTATGGAGCAACAGCTTCACCAGCTTTGCCCCAATAATTACAATCAAAGAAATAGGTTTCATTTGCTCTTTTGTCATTAACAGCCAGAGAAAATGAGCAAACCACATCACCATTCTGAGTTGTTCTTATCTCTGCATCTCTTACTGCATTTCCGACCAATGTTATCATTTTCATTTTATAATCTCCGCTTCACGGTTATTGTAAGCAAGCTCTAGTTCGCTTGCTCTGATGCTGTTAAAACCCTTTATATTAGAAATCAGGTTATGCACCTCAGGGCCAAACTGTATCATTTGATCCGCTGTCGCATCGGTTAAAAAGGTTTCCAGCTTTTCCGCTCTGTTTAACATTTCCTGTTGCTGTCTTGTAAGGCGCTTTTCTTTGACGTCTTGCTTAACCTGCATTCTCCCCATGCCAACCGCTGTGTTGCCATCATCATCTGCGACTGCAATACCCGTTAAAGATAGCAAACCATATCTACGTGCATAGGTAATCGCGCCACCTAAAGACTGCATGTCGCCTTTCTTGTATTCTAGGTACACTTTGCTGTGAAATCCCTCGCCTGTTTCATGGAGAATTTCCGTTCTTACATAAAAACCATGTTCATCTGCATTACAGCACTGTATAATAGCAAATCCATGTGCATGGAATACTGGAAAAACAGCGTCTTGAACTGATTGCAAGTCCGCATAGCTGTTTTTCAAAAATGGGTTTGTTGCGTTTTTTAAGGCGACCCCCATTTCACTTTGCGCTTTTGTAAACGCTTTGATTGCGTCAGTCATTATTTCATCCTTATTGATATAGTTTCGGGTCCAGCGACCAATTCGGCCCCATCAATCTGAACTCCAGCTTTCAGTTGATTTTTTATTGCTACTTTATCTGGTGTGATAGTCACCTTGCAGAGTTGACTTGGTATCTTCCTTTCGTCGTGTATTAGCAAAGCCTCTGCGCCTTTGCGTAATGATATGGTTGCGAGTGTATGTGGTATTTTGCTTTGTCCCGTCCAAAGCAGTAGACGCTTTAGTGATAGCTTGAGACTATCGCGGCGTCTCTGAATTGTATTCTTGCGATTGCTGTATTTTTCTATAATGGTTTGAACGGCCTCATATTGAGCATCGGTCTCTACGATTTGTTCAATAATGCTCCCTACAGCTTCCATAACATCTGTTTCCCCATCAAGTGTATCCCAGAATACTTCTAAGTCATCTTTAAACGGAGCAAGTTCCTCAGAAAGCATTGTAATAATTGCGCTGTCTAGTTTCATGGGGTTTTTCTCCCGTGCGCAATTTCAATGGCCTTGTTAATAATATCAGTCATTCCAACTGGTATTGATCGCTGCAAATACTTGAGGTGATCTATTTCACCAGCTTCATATTGATCGTCAACTTGTCGCTGATGATCAATGAAAAGTTTGATTAATTCATCCTTCAAGTCAGCTGTGCTGGGTCTTTTCACGTCATTCTCCTTAAATTGCCTGTTTACTTATCTATCGAAAATGATAAATAATGTAAAGAAAAAAATAGAAGGATTAACAATGGAAGAAAAAACTAGCGGTTACATATCTGTTGAAGAGGCACGAGAGCGCCTCAAAGATAGGCGACTTAAATATGTAGCGGAAAGCATAGGCGTTACATACATGAGCCTCAGTAGATTGATGAGAGGCGAAGGTAATCCCTCATTTAAGCTGTTGAGCGGCTTGACGGATTATTTTAATGAGAGGCCATAAAAAAAGACCCCCGCTCGGAGGGTCCAGATATGAGGCAGTTCGAACAGTAGTAAAACTTAAAGAGGATTAAGTTTCATGTCCCATTATATGACCGCTCTTGCCATGAAGCAAGTAGGATTAAAGCCAGCAACGAAAATAGTTCTTTATTGGCTTTCTGATCATCATAACAGCGAAACAGGAGAATGTTTCCCTAGCCATAAAAGATTAGCGGAGCTTTGCGAGATGACAGACCGCAGCGTTCGCAATCACCTTGAGGAGTTGCAAAATTTGGGCCTCATAAAGATCGTAGAGAGAAAGCGCGATAATGGCTCACAGACTAGCAATAGCTACCTACTGCAACTTATGGATACTTATGGCGACAACCACCCTAGGAAAAATATTCCTACCCCCTTGGAAAATATTTCCGACCAGCCAAGGAAAAATATTCCTACCCTTAACCTTGGAAATAATAATCATGTAATTGAACCTAATAGGGCAAAATCAAAAAGAGCTACTTCTTTGCCAGATCAATGGGTTCCAAACCAAAAGAATATTGCAGATGCAATATCAAGAGATTTTACAGAAGAGGAAATAACACATGAAGCGGAACAGTTCAGAAATTATCACCTTTCCAAAGGATCAACTTTCAAATCATGGGATGCAGCATGGCGCACATGGCTTGGCAACGCTAGAAAGTTTTCCAAAGCATATAACGCCAGAACAGGCGGCAATGCTCAAACAATGCTGTCAGCATTTGGTAAACTCGCAAATAGATTGCAAGGATGATTTACCATTCTTTGAAATGGCTTTAGGGAAATTAACAGAGCCAGTAACTTCCAAATGGCTGTTTGGGCGTGTCGCAACGCTGCAAGCCCATTACTATACGCAAGCGATGCCAGAAGAATTACTAGAGGCTTTAGGCATGGACTGGTATGAAGAGCTAAAAGACTTCCCTGCATGGGCTATCAGCAATGCTTGCAGATGGTGGATGAGCGCAGACAATGAAAAGCGAAGATACAAGCCAGTTTGCGGCGATATATCAGCAAGAGCAAAAACCGAATTGGGTATCGCCAGCATTATTAAATTACGCCTAAAACAACACGCTTGATAATATATCTAACATGATTTAGGAATAAATAAACATACGGAGGTAAAAAATGAGCCAGTGGGCGGCAAAAGAGATCGAACAGATTGCAGTTGAAGATTTAATTCCATACGACAGAAACCCTAAAATTCATCCAGATACTCAAGTCAAACAGCTTGCAAATAGTATCCGTGAATGGGGTTGGACTATGCCTATTCTAGTAGATGAAAACACACAGGTAATTGCGGGGCATGGGCGTCTATTCGCAGCCAAAGAGTTAGACATGAAAGAGGTTCCTTGTATTAGAGCTACTGGATGGACGGAACAGCAAAAGAAAGCCTATGTTATTGCAGATAATAAACTTGCAGAAAATGGCGAGTGGGACACTAATGAGTATTTTTCTCAGCTAAAGGAAATGAGTAATGACGGCTTTGATCTGGGACTTATGGGTGTTGATATTGATATGTCAGCTTTTAACTATAACCCAGTATATGAGCCAACATTTGATGCGTCAGAGATTGACGAAAGCAAGATGGTAAAGGCAGACCAATATATGCAGCGCGACCAAGAGAACAGATTGATGGGTCGGGAGGGGACAGAAGTAATCTGCCCTCATTGCATGGAAACATTCGTATTTACGGGTAGATAATGTCCATAGAAAGATTGTCAGAGAACTTGAGGAACGCGACCTATAAGTTCGCAAAGACAATGCCCTACATGCCGCATTTCTACACTGTTGGAAAAACGTGGGATGACTACAAAGAATTTCTTTGGACATGTCATGCAATACAGGAACATGGGATTAAGCAGCAGTTTTTCAAAGACCCTAGAAAATACTTTTATTTAGATGGTTGGCGATATTGGATTATGGACAAAGACCCCAATGACGCGGCAATCATAAACCGAGAGCGTGAAACAATTAGGATGCCAAAATGGTCAGAATAATTGTAAAAGCTATGCCATCCAGACAGCCGTATATTGATTATTTACGGAAATATTTGCCGCAAGCCGAATTTTGCATGGACCAAGGTAAAGGCGCATTTGATACTTTTTTGCGTGCTTTGAAAATGGCTGGTACAGAGCCATGCATACATATGGAAGAAGATGTCATTTTGACCGATGGGTTTTACAACAAGATACATGAGATCATAGCAAAAAAGCCCAATAACTTTATACAGTTTTTTTCGATGCGGCAGAAGGACCTTACAGAAGGTTCGCGTTGGGATAATAATTTTCTAATGAACCAATGTTGGTATGCACCAATGTTCTATTCGGAAAAGATGCTTAAGTATGCGATGGGATGGTACTTGAAAAATGGAAAAATACACCCAACAGGAACAGATACTATGGTGTGTGATTGGTTAAAGTCTCGCAAGGAAAAGTATTGGATACACTGCCCAAGTCTTGTTGATCATCGAATTGGCAAGTCAGCTATAGACCCGCGCCGTTCTTCTAAGCGTCAATCACTAACATTTAGGAATGGTATATATGACGATTTATAACTCAGCATTAAAAAACGGCACAAAGCAATTCGAGGGATACCCGCCCACACAAAGGTTTGAACATGAGGGCTGCATCGGTATGCGGCGTAACATAATAACCGAGGGGTATTTTGCAGAGTTAGAAACCTGTGATATTATTTATTGCGAGCCACCATTCCCTGCGGGAGTAAAGGTGTTTGATGAGCGAGCTAAAGAAAAGACATCATCTTATAACGATTTTGCCCACCAGTTTGCAGTGCTTTGGGAAAGACTTTCACACAAACCAAGATTGGCTATTACTAACAAGCGGTTAGAAAAAGCACTTCCAAAACCAGATGTGCAAGTAAAAGTCAGGCTGAATACCAATTGGGAAACACTTAGCTGTTGGGGCATAACACCACCTAGCGGAATGAGTAATCTAGGGGTGTGTGAATATCTGGGTAAGACATTCAATAGAATGGGGGATATTACATGCGGCTATGGTGTTCCTGTCTTGCACTTTAAGAAAGTAAAATCTGGCAATACATTTGTAGCATCAGATTATGACGCTCACTGCATTACAGTTTTAAGGATGTTGATGAATGAAAATACACCTCAAAGATAATGTTTGCGATGCAGCATTAGAGCGTATTCGTTACATCTTTGACGAGTTTGAGAACGTAATAGTATCGTTTTCAGGCGGCAAGGATAGCACAGTAACCCTTGAGATGGCGTTAATCGTTGCGCGTGAAAGAAATCGCTTGCCGCTTAAAGTATTATTTTTAGATCAGGAAGCCGAATGGCAGTGCGTAATTGACTATGTGCAAGAAGTCATGGAGCGGGATGAGATTGAACCGATGTGGTTTCAAATGCCCATCCGTTTGACCAATAGTACATCGAATGAGCAACACTATCTGCATTGTTGGGAGGACGGTAGCGAATGGATGCGCGAAAAAGTCCCTTACGCTATTACAGAAAACGATTATGGCACAGATCGGTTCCACGAACTTTTCCCCGCAATATACAAAAAGCACTGGGATGGGCAAAGGCTTGCTGTTTTGGCAGGGATCAGGGCAGAAGAAAGCCCCGCTGGACTAGCGGGACTAACAACGGCGGCGACTTATAAGTGGGTTACATGGGGTAAACATCCAAACAAAAGCCGAGAGCATTACAATTTCTACCCCCTGTATGATTGGTCATATACTGATATTTGGAAATCCATCCATGACAATAATTGGTCATATTCCAAAGCGTATGATTACTTTTATCAATATGGAGTAAGCCCAACCAAGATGCGCGTGTCAAATCTTCACCATGAAACAGCAGTTCATCAGTTGTTTTATTTACAGGAGATTGAGCGAGACACATGGAACAAGCTGACAAAGCGTCTAGGCGGTATTAATCAGGCACGGCATATGACGAAAGAGGATATGTTCCAAGCCAAGAAACTTCCATATATGTTCAAGGATTGGAAAGAATACAGAGATCATCTGTTGATAAATCTTGTTACTGATCATGATTACCAAGAGGCCATGCGTAAGAAGTTCGCGCAGATGGACAATGTTTATGCTGCAATGAAAGATATATCCAAGCTGCATAAGGTGCATGTTGCTACAGTCTTAGCACAGGATATTGATTTCACTAAATGCAGTAATTTCGAGCAAGGGCCGTATGCTATAACTTATCGTCGTTGGAAGCGCGGCGACACGAAGTTTGTGCAGCGGTCAGAACATAGGGACTGGATACCAGTAAAGACATGAAGATCATTAGTCAACTAGAGCAAGCCTTACATGGGCTAAGTGAGAACGACAAAATAGAAATGATCGAAAAGATCAAAGATCACTTGCATAAGGAAAGCCCAATCCAACAGCCCGTTGATCGGGTCTATTGGGTTGATGTTGATAAAGTAGAGGCTAACGATTACAACCCCAACAGTGTAGCGGGTAAAGAAATGCGTTTGCTTTACACCTCAATCAAGCATGACGGATACACGCAGCCCGTAGTAACCATCTATGACGAAGAAAAAGGCAAGTATGTCATCGTAGATGGGTTTCACCGCTATTTTATCTGTAAGAGCAATCAGGACATCAGAGATCGTAACAAGGGCAGACTGCCCATCGTTGTCATTGAGAAAGACATCAATGATCGTATGGCCTCAACAGTCCGTCACAATCGGGCCAGAGGCGCACACTCAGTCGATGGCATGGCGAACATGGTATTCTCTATGTTAGAGGAAGGTTGGGGCGATGCGGAAATCTGTAACCAGTTGGGTATGGAGCCAGAAGAATTATTGCGGCTAAAGCATATTACTGGCTTCTCAAAGCTATTTGTAGATGCCGAATACAAAAAGGCATGGGTAACTAAACAGCAAATCTTGATTAAAAAGAAGTGGCAAGATGAGCATGGGGTTGACCAATAGCTTACCGCTGGTAAAAAGTGAAAATAAGTGATAATGTTGGTGACATGAGTAACAAAATAGAAGAGGCGCTACGCCGAAAGATCAAAGAAGAGTTTGTTCATGGCTACATCGATGAAAACGGTGTGCGCCAATACCCCTCTATTATAGCTCTATCCAAGCGACACGATGTTGCTAATGTTTCCCTGCACAGATGGTCAAAAAAAGAAGATTGGCAGGGGGAAAAGAACAAAGTGCAGACCGAATATGAATTAGCGGTGCAAAGAGAGCGTCAACAATTAATGGTGCAAAATGGCACCTTATTAGACGATAGGTCAATCAATCTTGCTTTTGGGATGATGAGCGATGTAGCAAGGCGCTTAACCGAAGATCAAGAAAACAGAAAAACATTGAACGAAATTCTTAATATCCCAAGTGCTCAAGAAAGAGATGAGCAACTAAGAAAGTTCAACACTAAACATAAAATTCTGACAGCGCATGATTTAAACTCAATTGCGGGGGTTGTGGCTACTGCTCAAAAGATCGGCAAATTAGCACTTGGTCAGGCTCAAGAGATTAGCAAGGTTTCCGCTCATGTTACAGCACCAGATAGTTTACGACAGGTTATCGCAGACTTGGACGAACTTGCCGCAGCGAAGTCATCAACAGCAAAGCACACTATACAGTGATTGGCTGAAAATGGCTCGACCAGAGCAAATTACCCCTGTTGGGGATTGGAATGTCTGGTTAATCTTAGCGGGGCGTGGTTGGGGCAAGACAATGACGGGGGCATTTGATACGATGATCTATGCCCTTAACAATCCAGAAAGCCGTGTAGCTGTAGTCGTTCCTACATTTGGCGATCTTCGCCGTGTAGCTTTTGGTGGTGTTTCTGGTATACTCAAGTGGTTACCAGATGAGTGCTTGCTAAAAGGCAGAGGTCAAGGATACTCCTCATCAGCGCAAGAAATAAGGCTTTACAATGGCTCATTGATACAAGGCTTTGCGGCTACAGAGCCAGAACGACTTAGGGGGCCACAGTTTCATAGGGCTTGGTGCGACGAGGTTGCAGCTTGGTTTTATCCAGAAGCTTTTGACCAACTAATGTTTGGCTTGCGTCTAGGCGAAAATCCGCAATGCGTTATTACAACAACACCAAAGCCGAATGAGCTTACCCGTTCATTGATCAAGAGAACTGGTACTGTTGTGACTAGGGGTAGCACGTTTGACAATGCTGCAAATCTTGCTCCCGCCGCATTGCAGCAATTGAAAGAAAAATATGACGGGACAAGGCTTGGCAGACAAGAGCTTTACGCAGAGGTGCTTGATGATATAGAAGGCGCACTCTGGTCTTGGTCTATGATTGAGGGAAGTAGACTTTCAGATCAAAATTTACCAGAGCTTCAAAGAATTGTGGTAGCTTTGGACCCCGCTGTTACAAGCGGTGACGATAGCGATGAAACAGGGATAATTGTTGCAGCAAGGGGTGAAAATGATGAGTTTTATGTGTTAGAAGATGCTACAATGAAGGCAAGTCCCGATGGGTGGGCGCGAAAAGCGGTAGAGCTTTACCACAAATATAACGCGGATCGAATTATCGCAGAAGTAAACAACGGTGGAGATTTGGTCGAAAGAGTGGTAAGAACTATAGAGAGAGTTCCTTACTCAGCAGTTCGCGCTAGTCGTGGTAAGCTAGTAAGGGCTGAACCGATTGCGGCGCTTTATGAGCAAAGGAAAGTTCATCATGTCAAAGAATTTAAAGAGTTGGAGGACCAATTGATTTCATATACTCCAACATCCAAATCGTCACCTGACAGATTGGACGCCCTTGTATGGGCTTTGACAGAGTTATCGCAGCGTAGTGGCAAGCCATCGTGGAGAATAAGTTAATGGGTATTTTCGACAATCTGCGCAGCGCAGTATTTGGGCAAAGATTTGAGATCAAGGAAGCACCAAAGGTCTATGTTCAAGGCGCGATGATGAATTATACAAGGCGCGATAACTTCAAGGCTTATGCCAAAGAGGGGTATCAAGAGAACGCTATTGTGTACCGCTGTGTTAATGAGATAGCAAACGGGGCTGCATCTATTCCGTTCAAGGTCTATCAGGGGGATGTAGAACTTGAAAGCCACCCTCTTATAAGCCTGTTAGAAAGACCAAACCCGATGCAAGCAAGCGTCGAATACTTTCAAGCATTGTATTCATTTCTTTTGCTATCTGGTAATAGTTACGCTCTGTCCTCTGGTGTTAACCAGATACCTACAGAGCTTTACCTTCTTCGACCAGATAGGGTTGAAATTGAGCCAAGCGACACATCAATCCCAAAAAGTTACAAGTATAAGCTTAACAGCCAAGTGGTAGCGCGATATGAAGCTGATCCCGTAACAGGACAGTCTGAGGTTAAGCACTTTAAGCTTTGGAACCCCTTAGATGATTATTTGGGTCTATCACCCTTAATGGCGGCGGCTGTTGATCTTGATCAGCATAACATGATTGCAAAGCACAATATTGGGTTGCTTAATAACGGGGCGCGGCCTTCGGGTGCAATTGTGTTTAAGCCACAAGATGATCTTGGCAATGCCATGACATTGACTGAAACGCAAAGACAGCAAGTAATGCGTGACTTAGAGGCTAGATTTACGGGTGAAAAGAACGCTGGTCGCCCTATGCTTTTAGAAGGCGACTTTGATTGGAAAGAGATGGCTATGTCACCGCGTGATATGGACTTCTTGCAAAACAAGCATATGGCTGCAAAGGACATTGCGCTTTGTTTCGGGGTTCCCTCTCAGCTTATCGGGATACCTGACAGCCAAACCTATGCGAATGTTCAAGAGGCGCGTCTTGCGCTATATGAGGAAACCATCATTCCTCTAGCGCGTAGAGTTGAGAGCGACCTTAACGAATGGTTGGCGCCTAGTTTTGGTGACGATATTTCAATAGAATATGATATTGATGCTATACCAGCGATGACGGAGCGCCGCCGCCGTATATATGAAAATGTTACAAATGCGGTTGCACAAGGCATAATAAGCCGTAATGAAGCGAGAGAGAGACTAGGATTAGAGCCTATCAATGGTGGTGATGAGGTTTACATCGCGGCTAATCTCTTTCCCCTTGGTGGCCCAGACATAGCGCCAAGCGAGGGTCAAACACCAGAAGAAGCAGGTAAGCAAGCTTACGGAGAGCAAAAGCTTGACTTTTATCCAGATGGTGAAGAGGTTCCCGACAACTTACCAGATGCTTATCGTATGGGGGATGGTGAAGAGCGGTGCGGCAACTGCATGCACTATGATCAGCAATATTGTGATTTATTTGATGCAGAGGTCAGGGCGCAGTATGTTTGCGGCAAATGGGAGCCACAAGACGACGAAGAGAAAGCAGAAAGTGATGTTGACACAGTGCCAACAACGGCAATGGCACGAAACGCAGAGCGTGGACTTGAGCTTCGCAAAGAGTATGGTCGTGGCGGCACTATCATCGGTGTTACAAGGGCAAATCAGCTAAAGAGCCGCGAGCGTCTTAGCCCAAGCGTTGTGCGAAGAATGCACAGTTATTTTTCAAGGCACGAAGTAGATAAGAGGGCGCAAGGATTTCGGCGCGGGGAAGATGGTTGGCCTACAGCTGGATTGGTAGCATGGTTGCTTTGGGGCGGCGATGAGGGTCAAACTTGGGCGGCAAGCAAGGTTAAGCAGCTTGATCGTGAACGCGATAAGATGTGCGAAGCAGTTGATGAGACAAAAGCGCCTACCAAGATTTCGGATGCAATCAAGAAATCGCTTGCTTCTAAGGTAAAGGAACACAATGACGAATATGGGGATCAAAAGGGTAAACGGGTAACGCAAGGGATGCTTGAGGCCGTATTCCGTAGAGGCGTTGGCGCTTATCACACCAATCCGCAATCAGTAAGACCTACTGTTCAAGGTCCAGATCAATGGGGTTTAGGACGTGTAAATGTTTTCTTGAGGGCGGTTAGAACGAATAGGTTCCCAAGTGGTAAATTTGACACCGATCTTTTACCAGAGGATCATCCCTTAAAAACAGGAAAAGATAAATGAATATCGGATCAGTGCAAGCGGCTAAAGGTTCTTATGGACCAGCCATATATAAGTTCGGTTTTAATGCAGCGATTACAACCGATGAGGAAACAGTATGGGACGCTGGGGGTGTTTATAATTATCCATCAAGCGCGGGGGTGGCAACGGTTGTAAGCTCATCAACGGCAGATGATCTTGTTGGCACTGGCGCACAGAAGGTAAAGATTGAGGGTCTTGATGCTAACTATAATGCTCAAATCGTCGAAGTCGAAATGGATGGGACGACTAATGTTTCAACAACCGAAACATTTATAAGGGTATATCGTGTTTATGTAAGCCAAGCTGGTAGCGGCAAGGTTAATGCTGGAAACATTACGATCTCTATCGGTGGTTCGGTAAGGGCGCAGATTAGTGCCAATCAGGGGCAAACGCTAATGGCTGTATATACCGTTCCAGCGGGATTTACAGGGTATGTTACGCAATGGTCATTTAGTTCTGGTGCTTCAGCATCTAACAAGTATTTAGATGGGCGGCTAATAATTCAAAGGTTCGCGGGGATCATTCAAACAAAGGCGCGTTCAACAATTCAAAACACCTCTTTCGTTCAAGACTTGCAGGTCGCTACGGTAGCTAATGAAAAGGACGATATAGAAATTCGGGCTGTTACTTCATCAGGCACAGATGCGGTTTCTGGTACATTCTCTGTTTTATTGAAGAGAAATTAATGAAACTTACAAAAACTGATGCCGTTGATCTTTTCCAAGAGATAGGCCGAATATTTGAACGTGATTGGAATGAGCTATCAGGCATGGAGCTTTCAAAGTGGGATCAAGATTTGCTTATGGGGGTCGCCTGTTACAGTGCTTTATTCCTGAGAGGCGAATATAAAACGCTAGACTTGGCACAAGAGAAAGTTCTTCAACATATACGAGATCAGGCGACAAAGAACCCAAATTACAACAAGGTAAGAAAGCGCACCACCTTGGGCATCTACAAGCTATTCCGCGAACTAGAAAAGCAAATGGATGCGACGATACCGAAAGATAAGGATTTGTGATGAGCCAGTACAGTGGAAGAGATTGGCCTTTTCCTTGGGAAACCCAAAAGCATTTTGTTCCAAAGGTAGACATCGCATCAAGGCTTGAGAGGGCGGCTTTGTTTTTGGGTGGCAGGGAAAATAAGCACTCTGAACTTTATACTTCGGCTGCGGACGAAATATATCGTTTACGTTTGCTATGTAATCAGAACAAGATTGATTATGGGGAAGTTCTGCCAAGGTGGGATGAATGGAATAACAGGCTTGAAAAGAAAAATCTTTTAGGATAGTGTTTTCTT